GCACTGCGCCAGAGCCTGCAACAGAGCCAGCACCAGAGCCTGTTGCACAACCAGCACCAGAGCCTGTTGCACAACCAACACCAGAGCCTGTAACACAACCAACACCAGAGCCTGCGCAAAGGACTGAACTATCGCCTTTACAAAAGGTTGTTCCTACTCTTGACGGTTATTCCAGGGCGCAACCTGACCCAGATGACCCAATTCCAACCAGTGTTCTTGATATGATTGCTTGGGTTACAACACCAGAAAAAGCAAAGCAGCTTACAAATCAAGACATCTCATTAATAATGAGAAGCAGCACAATAGGCGACGCTCCACAATCAAATCTTGATCTAGTCATTAATGAACGGCAAGAAAGGTTAAATGAAATAGAGCAAGGAGTGCCGCCAGTTACGCAAGGGCCAGCTACACAACCAGCGCCAGAGCCTGTTGCGCAGCCGGAGCCGGAAACGAACCCACAGCAAATAGCCGAGCCAGTTGGTGTGAGAACAGCCGATGAGCCTAAGTCGGTGCAAACACCTGACAGCGAAGCAAGATATGAAGTTGAAGCTGTTGTAATGGAGTTGGCAGAACTCAAGCAAGCACAAGGCAGTTTGCAGCCGCGTGACCGCACACTAAAAGAATCTACTGTCGAAATGCTTAGACGAGCATCGCCAGAACGATTTAACCCAGCCAGATTACTTGACAGCCCAACAACAGGTGACGGTGCGCCGATTATTGCCCGTGACGGAACAATCATGTCAGGCAATGGCCGTGCGCTGACATTGCGAGAACTTTATGAAAAGCACCCAGAAAGCGTTGCGGCATACAAACAAGCCCTTGAAGCTGCTGGCGTCAAAATAGAGGGCTTTAGCCAGCCTGTTCTGGTGCGGCGCTTAACAGATACAGACATGACGATTGCTGACCTTTCTAGGTTTGCTGACCTGGCGAACACAGACGACAAGGCTCGTATGTCAACCACCGAAGCAGCGCAAAGAGATGCGCAACGGCTGTCAACAGAAACTGTAAATTTGTTTACTGGCGGTGATTTAACATCAACTGAGAACAAGCCTTTTGTTGATGCGTTTGTCCGCCAAGTCCTATCGCCGACAGAGTTAGGGCAATTTACTCGGGATGGCAGGCTTACAAAAGATGCGGTAAGTCGGATGCAGGCCGCTATTTTAGCGACAGCTTACCAAGACACTGACGCACTAGCCATTATGCTGGACAGCACAGACGACAACATCAAGGCAATTAGCAGCGCGATGATGGCAGCTGCCCCAAAAATCAGCCAATTAAAAGCAGATATTGCGGCTGGCGAAGTTAAAAGTGAATTTGACATATCGCAGCAGATAACGGATGCTGCTAAATTAATAAGCGATTTGCGGTCAAGAAACATCAAGCCGCGTGATTACTACAACCAGCAAGACGCTTTTAGCGATGCAGACCCACTGGTTGAAGCTATTGTGCGCTCTTTATATAACGATGAATTAACCAGAGCTAAATCGCAAAAGTTTATGCGTTTTATGCTGGAGTCTTATGTAGAAGAAGCCAGCAATAGAAAAACAGACGCTTTGTTCGAGGATGAAACTACGCCTGAACAAGTTTTAAAAACAGCCAGAACAAAGGCGGAAAGGGCAGCAGATGGCAGTGCGGAAGGGCAAGGGAGCCTCCTCACCGAGGCAGGCATTAGCGACAGCAATCAAACGGGCCGCGAACAAGTTCAACGTAAGCGCCGCAAGAGCGGCGGCCAAGGACTTAGAGATGTCGATACAACGGATACCCGCCAAGCTAGGCAAGAAGCGCTAGATGACGGACAGATATCCACCGAAGAAGCTAGTCAAGCCGCTGCTGAAGCAGATACCAGAGTTGTCAAAGTATCTGACATCGACAACCAAAGAACTGAAAAACCTGGTACGCGGGTCAGCAAAATCAAAGAAAGAGACAAAACGGCTCTGATGTTTACAGCGTTTGCAGACGCTGGACTAAATCCTGATGAGGCGACAAGCTTACCGATAGAGCGACAGTACAGGATTTTGTCGACACTGGTACAAGACCGTTTCGGTTTTAAAAGCATAATTAAAACTGAAAACGCTAATTCAAAAGAAGCTGTGGACCAGCTGCTGACTGGCTACCATAACTTATCTGCAATGGCTAATGTGCTGGGCCTGCCATACAAGGCGATTGGCTTGGGCGGCACACTTAGCTTTATCATGGCTAAAGAAATAAAAGCTTACGGACGGTATGACCCAAATACGAGGGCAATCTCTATACCGCGCAGAGTAAACAGTTTTGCGCACGAGTGGTTCCATGCTCTTGACCATTATGTTTATGAGAAATTTGGTCAGAACGCAGGCGAAAATCCGTTAGCCAGCGATACCTCAAGGAAAGAAGGCAAAGATGCGTTCAAGGATGATGCGCCCGTCGGTGTCGTTGAATCGTACCTTGCTCTATCCCGAGCAATGTTCAAAGACAAAGCCACCGAAGCACAGCAACTTGCTAAGATTGAGCAAGATATGGCGAAGATGGAGGCTAACGCAGGCAAGAGGGGCAAAGATGTTTATGCCTTAAAATCGTATAAAGCACTTGTCGCGCAGCGAAAACGCATTTTAGAAGGCACAGGCAAAAGCCCAGCCATCAAGAAAACAAATTTTAGAACAAGCGCAGAGTTTTTTGCGCAAATGGCTGGACAGGGCGTCAGCTACTGGGCGTCACCGCGAGAAATGTTTGCAAGAACTGGCGAGGCTTTCATAACTAACAAGATGGCGCTGGACGCCTTGAACGCTGATTTTCTTGGCGGAACGCAAGATGGTTACATGATGACCCTCGAGCAGCTTGGCGTTACAGAAGCAGAACTGACAGACCCTGCAAATGCCGCGATTGCTATGGACTCACGCCTTGCGCTCACATTCCCCAAGGATGCAGAACGCATGGAAATATTCGGCGCTATGCAAAACCTGATGTATGCAATAGCAGCTGAGACAGCGCTGGGCGAAGGCCAGGTGGGCAAAATGCCTGGTGATAATTTTGTCTACGATGTGCGTCGGATGCACGATGTTACTGAGCCTGAGTCAAAAGGAATAATACGAGATCAAGTAAAAGCTTATAGTGACCGCAAAAAATTTATGGAACGGATGGCACAACGAGCATCTGAATACGATAAGTACGAGAAAGGCAAAATCCCTGTTTTCAACGCTCGTCGGCGTAAAGTTATAGAAGATGGTTTTACAGCGCCGTTGTTCTACCAAAAACAAGGTGTTCTCAAAGCGCTTATAAAAAGATATCCGAAAAGCAAACGTCTCAAACTATTGATGCAGCTGCTTGCAACACACACAGGCGGCAGCCTGCAAAGCATGGCAGAGGGTGACAATCTTACAAATGCACAAATGCGGCAAGTCAGGATATTCTCTGACAGATTAAAAAATGTATCAGTTAGGCATGACATTCCTGGCTTTACAAAAGAAGAAGTTGATTTGCTGCGCGATATATTGATTGGGCAAGACACGCTTGGGTCAGCGCCAGACAAGGTAACAAAAGCAGCTGGCGAAATCAGACTGATCTATAACACCTTGTACGAATATCTACGCAAGTCAGGACTAGACATAGGCTACGCCCCCAGTGGCTATGTGCAGCGTTTGCTAGACCATGTAGAAATAAACACTGATCCAGAAGGGTTTAGCAAAGCGGCAAAAGATGTTTACGGCGTTGTGTTTGAGAACGAGGTAGGCAAGCTGGACACTGACAGCATCGAGCAAATGGATAGGCTCATAGATTTTATACGCGAAGCTAAACTCGGCATTGTGCAAACGGATCAGTGGAAAACCTTTTTAGAGTCTAATGAGTTCCAGCAAATACAGGATTTGCGACGCGAAGCTAGAAACGAAAATACAACAGATGCGCGCAAAGACGAAATAGAAGCAGAAATAGAAGATGTTTTTGCTGGCATGAAAGATATATACGAGCAGTTCTACAATGACATGCTTGATATATATTCTGAGATAAAAGGCGCTAATTGGCGAACCAGCATACAAGAAAGCCATGTTGGCGACCCTGTTGCTAATGGTGGGCCATCGCAAGACTTTACAAAGAAACGTGCGCTGCCGCCCGAAGCTGACAAGATACTTGAGAAATACTACGTCAGTGACCCAATAGAAAACCTTACAACCTATATCATGGGTGCGGTGCGCAAAGCAGAATATAACAAAAGGTTTGGCAGGCAGCGCATACCTAAAGGAGAAAACCCAAATAACAAATACACAGACTATCTGCATTACACACTGGCTAAATTGGCCAGCCAGGACAGGCTGCTGCAATCAGAACTATCCATGCTTGAAACATCAATAAACAACATGCTGGGCCGTAATATACAAAACTACGCTCCTAATAATCCACAGAAAATAGCAAATAGATTGAGCGCAGTACTGTCTATGACACTTCTTATTCGTGCTCCGATTGCTGGTATAGCAGAGCCGTTTACTGTTGCGCTTGCTTCAGGCAGCGTGAAAAAGGGTATGAGCGCCTGGGGAATGACGCTGATGGAGTTTCCAGGGTTGCGCAAAATGAACAAAGAAGGCATCAGACAGCGGCAACAGTTTGCCCGTATCATGGGTGTGATTGATGACCCGGAGGTTGGCGACCTTATTGCAAACAGAATTGGTGGCGACTTTGCTGGAGAGCAAAACCTCAACAAAATAATGTCTTCTTTTTTCCATAAAATAAAACTATCCGGCATGACCAATGCGCAACGGCGGTCAGCTGCAAAGATAGGTTTCCAGTACATTACAGAAATGGCTTACGAATACAAAAAGCCAGTTACGCCCAAAGCAAAAGAGCAAGCTAAACGTGTTCTTAATGACTTAGGTGTGGCTAACAGTCGTATGGAGCAATTCGTTGATTATGTTCTCAGTTTCAATGATGTCAAACGCAAAAACAGGCTGCGCGATTTTGCAATAGGCGCTGATGCAAAAGGCAAAGCAAAGATTGATGGCAAGTTAGAATTGCCAACAGCAGAAGATGTTATGGATGATAGCGGAGATTTTAACGACATGGGGTTGCAGCTGGCAGTATCAGTGATGCGTTTTACTGACCAGTCAATACAAGACCCACGTACACAAGACAGACCTATGTATGCCGAGCATCCAATGGGCCGCATTGTTTACGGTATCATGTCATTTGTGTATAGCTTCCAAGACAAGGTGTTGAAACCTATACTTAGAAGGACAGCTAGAGAATACGATATAAGCAGAACAGTAGGGCAGGGCAAAGCAAGCGCAGCTGGCAGCGCTGCTTTATATGCAACATCCACAGTTGCAGGGCCGCTGCTGTCGCTGTTCACTGCGCATTTTCTTGTTTCAACAGCTAGAGAGTTTCTGCTCAATCAAGAGCGCTGGGATCGCGAATGGGATGAGTCAGACGAGGATGAGTTAAAATTTTTCATAAATTATTTGTTGCCGCTGGCACTCAGCCGTGCTGGCGCAACAGGCGCTTTTGATCCAATTATCCAAGCGATTACGGGCCTAAAATATCAACGTGACTTGTCAAACGCTTTTCTTGGAACTGGTGGCTACATCGCGCAAAACGCGCAAGACATTGCTTCATATTGGATTAACAACAGCCCAAATAGTTTATATTCTGAGTACCGGGCATTGCGCGGAGCATGGAACCTGACTGTTGCGCCTGCTGTATCTCTTACAATTGCAAATCTTCCTCTGACCCCAGCAACGGCCTTAGCTGCCACTGGCGCTGCGCAATATGGCACATCATCGACAGTCCGAAACAAAGCAATCAATGCGTTCCTCGAGGCTGTCTATGGCGAGAAGTATGTAAGGGGCGGTAAAGGTAGAACTAAATCAAGCTTCCCAGATATTTTTTAAATCACCAATAAAACACCAGTGATTTTGTTATGTAGCTGTGTTAAAACGATAATGTCGGGGTGTTCTTAGTCCCACTCCGACCAACCTCCATTATGTCGATCGACAGTCTACACCTCAAAAATCGATATCTCGAAACAAGGCTTACATGACTGTAGATGACAGGAGACGACAAAAATCGACACCACTGGTGATTTAAACGCGTTTTAAACGCCAATAAAACACCAGTAAATCTTATCGATTAATGACGTTTCTTAGGTATTCTGGACTCAGGTGCTTGTAGTTTTTTTCTACTGTTTGCACTGTGTCGCCCATGAAAGCAGCAATTTGATCCATTGGAACGCCATCCATCGCAGCATGGGTTGCCCCGGTATGACGCCAAACGTGCGGCGATAAACCGTCAATATCTAAGTCGAAGCCCATTTTTTTAACTGCATAATGTATGTCGCTTTTAGTGTCGCAGACAAAATCGTTTGTGCGCTCTTCAAAAGCACGACGCAGAACAGTCAGCAGCTTGTCGTCGATTGGCAGCATCGGACGGCGTTTTGCAGTTTGCAATCTGCCGCCTGGCAAAAAGTTAATTGTAGCCCGTTCAGAATAAAGGTCGTTCACCTGGCTCCAGCGCAGCTGCAATATTGCTGACTTACGTTGCCAGGTGTAATGAGCTAGATAAACAAAACGAGTTAGCTTGGGCAGACGATTGGTTGCTCTGCGGAACTGGCCATCGACCTTTAGATTGTCAACGTAGTTAAATATTGCGTCTATTTCAACGTCGTCAAGCACCCTGTCACGCGGAGGACTGGGAGGCGGCAATTCAATGTATGGCAGCTTTTCTTTCAACAACCTAAAAGAGACTGGTTCAATTCTATCAGACATAAAGTTGAGGGCAGCCCGTAATGACTGTAATTCCTTTCTGATTGTGCTGTCTGCGGCTATACAGCGACCGTATTTGCCTGTACGCCGATCTTCTATGTACTGCCTGCTATGCGTTCTGTTCACTTGGCTGACGCGCATACGACCAAAAGCTTTTTTGAGGTGCTTTATAATGCTGGGGTATCTGTTTTCAGATAACATTCGACCTGATATCCATTGCTCAAACCAGTAGTCTAAACAATCTGCAATTAGAGGGTCGGGGTCGCCATCTGTTTGCAGGCGGCGTTCCTTTAGCCAGCCTTCAAACCGCGTGACTGCGATTTTGCTATCATCCGTCCGTAAGCTAACTCTCCGACCTCTTTCTCCGTCGTGATATGATGCGTAATATGTGCCATCGCGTTGCGTGATTCGCGGTGGCATGACGTTTTTTGACATAAATATTCCTCCACAGCTTTCGCTGGTATTCTATTGGAACGACCAACACGAATTGTTGGCAGATGCCCTGCTGTTTGTAGTCTTTGTATCGTGCGTATCGACACATTAAGCAAAGTTGCAGCGGTGGCTTGAGTGACTAACATACTAACCGTTTATGATTGCAAAGATTTCTAATGCTTTAGCTTTGGGCAGCTTCATGTTTACGCGAACCCAAAGATGATCCGTATCGCCAGGCACGGCTTTAAACTCATGCGCTGGCTCATCTGCTGCGAACCCTGCTAACTCGTAATGTGGATAAAGGTCTGCCTCGTTTAATCCTACAGACTTTGCTATTTTTTTGAGGTTTTGCGGTGTAGGAACTGTTTTGCCGCGCACATATTGCGATATCGAATCCCGGCCTACTCCAGCTGATCGGGCCAAATCGCTCTGGTTCCAACCTTTATCTAAAAGCGCCTTATATAAACGCTTTCCAAATTCTTCGTTGCGATTCTTTTTAACAGATAAATCAACTGAATCGTCTGACGCTGGTGCGCTCCTAGATGCAGCATGTTTGTTCATTTCAAGATTCCAACATTAATTTTTTTCAAGATTACAAGATTGTTGCGATAGTGACACCATACAGACAATGTGTCAACAGACAACTTGTAGACATAAGGTGTGGACAATATGTAGATTTTTGTCTATTTTGATCTACAAGTATTAATTTGCGCGAAAGGCTTAATAAAACATGCAAGACTTACAGCTAGATTTAAGGCGTATGGTCAAGGACTTCGGCGGTATGACAAAAACATCTCGCTTACTGACAGCAAATGGGTGGCCGACGAGCCGTGATGCTGTTGACAAGTGGCGTCGTCGTCAGTCTCTGCCTGTGAGTACGTTGTGTGTATTGGCTCTAATTGCAAAAGAACGGGGACAGAGGTTCGATTTATACGATTATATAAAAAAATAATCAAAACATAGTGTTAAGGGAGATAGACACATGGATTATGTAAGACAGGCGCTTATGGACAAGTACACACTTCAGTTGTGCCATTATGAAATGGCTTTATATGACGGGCGGCAAACCCGTCTTCATGGAAAAATGCAACAATACTTCAATTCAACGCCAGTGAAAAATGCTTTTGCACGACTGATGTATATAGCAGCTAACGTAAAGTCACTTTACACTAAAACGGCTATTTCGCAAAAACTGCATATCACTCGTCAGGCCGCGCATCAGATGGTAAACGAGTGCTTGGATGGTGGGTGGATTATAGTCGACCAGGATGGTCGTTGCCCGACCTATAAGGCTACTGAAACCTTAATAAATGGCGTAAAATTGTATGCTGCATTTGCGCTTGATAGTGGCGAGAACATAGGGGTCGTCAATTACAGGCAGGCTATCAGCAACTACGATGCAGCTGAACGTAAAGCTGGTTTATATTGTCCAGACAATTCTTCAGTGTTAGATTTTAAGATTCCTGACACTGGAGAAGAAAGCGATGAGACAAGAGAGAAAACAGACAGCTTGCGAAACACTGTGGAACGTTGTTCCTTTGCACGGCCACACAAACAAACATCTGGAAGACCTGGCAGAATTGCAGCTAAAGCTTAAAGAAACAGAAAATTGGACTGCGGAACGGCTACACCTTGTATTTTTATGTTGTGAAATGATGAACCATAAAAATTTACCAACTAAAGTCAAAGAAAAAGCCTATGAGTTGGTTTTAACATATGCTTGTGCGTCAGATGCAATTTATCAGTATAACACTGAGAAAATGGAAGACATTGTGCCAGTAAACCATTTGGGGAAAAGCAAATGATTTGTTGGGGCATTGATCCCGGAGTTTCCGGCGCTATCTGCTGCTTCGATTACACTGAAGGGGCGGTCGATATATTCGACATGCCGATTGTAGAGGTGCGGGGCAAAAAAGAAGTAAGTCCCGTGCTCGTTAGAAACATCTTGCGTGATTTGCCAGGCCCGGTTTTTGTTGAGCGCGTCGGCGCACGACCTGGACAGGGCGTTTCATCCATGTTCAACTTTGGAAAGAGTTATGGAATGGTGCTGGGCGTCGTCGCTGCACTAGACTATTCGCTTCACTATGTCACCCCACAGCGATGGCAGCGTGACCTTCATGTAGAGACAGGGAAGGACGGAAACAGAACAAGAGCAATGCAGCTGTTGCCAGCATATGCACAAGAGTTTAAACGTCGACGCGATGATGGTCGCGCTGACGCTGCTTTGATTGCATACTGGGGCGTTTCTTTTGGATTGAGTGTTGAAAGTAATGACTGACAAAATCAACAAAAACGGATTTGAGTTACACAACTTAAAGCATGTGAGTGTAAGCCAAGCTAATAAATTCAGAGAAGCGCCGGACGCTTGGATTGCTGATAAGCTTTTTGGGTATAAATCGCCATACGGATATCCAGCGCTGCAAGGCTTGGCTGTAGAAAGCGCCGTAGAGATGCGCCTTTACAACGGCATCGTTGCTGATGATTGCGTAAGCCATGCGCTCGAGCGTTTTGCGTCAGATATTAAGTTGATGAAGGACAGCGCCGCAGAATTTGAAAAACGTGCTCCGATAATAGAACGCATGGTGCGCACAGCGCTTGAGCAACTTGTTGAGTTAGGTAAGCCAGAAGAGCCGCCCGTCGGCAGCAGGCAACACAATATAGGTATTCCTGTCAGATTTAAGAAGGGCGAGAACGGCAGAATAAACTGTATTGGCTTTTTGGACTTCTATTATCCAGACAAACAGCTTGTGATAGACCTTAAAACAACGGCAAAAGCGCCGTCAGGTTGGTCTACATCGCATGGTATCCAAGCAGCTGTTTACAAAAAAGCCGTTGAGGCAATGACTGGCAAGCCAACAACAGTAAAGTTTTTGTATGTTTTGACCCGGCAGAAAGACCCGTTTGTCTGGCTGACAATGGAAGACCCAGATTATTATTTGGACATATTCAAACGAACAATTATATCGCTCGAAGCGCTGCTTTCTGTAAGCAGCGATGCGGCTGACCTTCTGAAAATCATACCACACAACCCAGATAGTTTTTACTGGAGTGGCGCTGAACACATAGCTGCTGAACTGTACGGCGATGACGGAAAAGCAGAGTGACCTTTTTGAAACTATATTCTCCAGCAAAAAGAGAGGGGCAATCAGAGATCCAGAACTACTTTTGTGGCAATCAGTGTTGATTACAGCGATCAACGATGCCGACAATCTGGACAGCAAAAGCAGGGTCAGAAGGCGCAATGCCGCAGATGCAATCATCTGGATGACAGAGAACAGTGAAGATTTTGCAACGGTCTGTGACCTAGCAAGAGAGAATCCCGATTACGCAAGTATGCGCTTCAAGCAATGGCTAGCTAATCGATACCCGGCCACACTCCTGGCCAACGTGTTCGCCTCACACGATTAAGGGGGCGCTAAACCTAAGAAAAGGAGGCTGTAATGTCTTTAAATTTTTTAAGTATGGGTAGCGGATCACCGTTTATTCGGTTTTCTGTGGAAGACAACGAGTGGACACGCTCGTCTGTTGATGGGGATTTGATACCGATTGATTGGAAGTCTCCAGTCGTCATCGATATCGAAAAAATACAGCAGGGCTGGTTAAAGCTGGCAGGCGGCAGAGATTGGCAGCCGTGGCCAGACAATAACCCGACCAGTATTGAAAGGCCTAGCATGGAGCACAAGCAGGGCTTTGCTGTAAAGTTTTTCTCAACAAAGCTGTTTGATGACGAGCCTGTGCGCGAGTTGTCCAGTAGCGGTGCTGGCATGATTGAGTTTATCAAAGCGCTATACAAGGCAGCTGAACCTGGTTTTGGCGAAGGCAAGGTTCCTGTTGTCAAGATGCTCCCAGCTATCAAAGTGCGGATTGGCAAGGGTCCGAGCAAGATACCGCAGTTTGAAATTGTCGCATGGGTGGGGCGCCCAGCTGAACTGGATGGCGATAATGCTGAGGAAACGCCAGCCCCGGCAGCTGCTACCGAAGCAGCAGATGACGACTCTTTCGACGACGAAATCTGATTTGCAGGGCGCAGCTACGGCTGCGCCTTTCGTCTGCTTGGGAGGGCAAAAATGAACCGTGATTGGAAAAAAGAAATACTGACGGCGGCATCGCTGGAGCCAGCAAGAAAGTCTTTCGATGCCCTGTGGAAAATTAGAATAGACTTGGCTAAAAGTGGTAATTTTGGACTGCGGTTAGGCGAGGTGGAAGAATGGGGAAACGCGGTTAAGCTCGTTGACTTTCATATTGTCGTGTATCACGCCAAGCCATTTTATGATGCAGGCGGCAATCCACATAAAGGTTATGCCGACAGATTTATAGGCCGCGAAGAAGATGCACATGTGGTCTGCAACAAGACTGGTAAGTCTTCATCTGTAACAAATGCGCAGCTAGGGGCTTTTTTTGTCATGGCGCAAAACCTTATTAACGAAATCCATTGGGATGGTTATGAGGACGGCGACATGGACTCTATCCATAATATCTGGTGCAGCACAATATCTGCAAGTGATTTAGTCTAATGGAAACAAAGTTTGATTGGGCAAAGTATTGGTATGACTTAGGCTTCAGCGTCGTGCCAGTACATTATGTGAAGCCTGACGGCAGTTGCAGCTGCCCGTTAGGCAAAAACTGCCCAAGTCCAGGCAAGCACCCTGCGCCGTCCAGGTGGAAGAATTACCAGGAAAAACGTGCGGACATGGACACACTGGAAATGTGGTTTGATGGCCGCTTCAAAGATTTTAACATAGGTGTGGTCACTGGCAGCATCAGTAACAACGTGTTTGTGGTGGATGTTGATATAGCTGAAGGCAAGCCGGGTGCTGACACGCTCGACGATTTGTGCATGGCAAACGATGACTTGCCAGAAACAATGCAGCAGATTACAGGCAGTGGCGGCAAGCATTACTTCTTTAAAGCGCCTGACGGCATAAGCATCACTACAGGCAAGAACGTGCTGGGCGAAGGGATTGATACACGGGGCGAAGGCGGCTTTGTGGTTGTTGCGCCGAGCAATCACAAATCTGGAGGTGAATATATTGTTTCGCCGCACATAAGGCACATCGAACAAAGCCCAGACTGGCTGCGCGAGATGGCGGTTATGTCAAATGGCTATGTCAACGGTGAGGGCAGCCTGCAAGACACAACGGTAAATCGATGGGGCGAGTTAGCCGATGGCCGTGAAGGCTACATGGTCAAGCTCATTATTGGAACTATACGAACTTGGTGGGCGCAGAAGGGCGTTCTGCCGACGTTTGAGGAATTGGTAGATGATGCGTGGCCTACATACGAAGCAAAAGCGCTGGCCCGTGGCAAGAACTTGTCGATGGACAATAGGGGTATCGAGTTATTCGAGTACAAAGCCAGGTATCAGCTGAAACGTGCAAAGAATAAAGAACTTAGAATCCTTGACGGAGTACAGCCCGGCTCCGAAAAGGCAGAGCGGCAACCACCCAGTTTTCAGTCATCTGGGCCTCCCTATATGGTTGCACACTCTCAAACTGAAGCGGCAGGCCCGGTGCTTGATACGGCAAAACTGCCGCTTCTTTTATCTGATTGGACGCTAAAACGATATGCAGGCGAGGCTCCAGCGCAAGAATGGCTTATAGAAAACATACTGCCGCGCCGTATTCCGGGGCTGATTGCAGCGATTGGCGGCCTTGGCAAGTCATACATCTTGCTGGATCTAGCTATGAAGGTAGCAGGCGGCGACCAAAACATGCACACAGAGATAGCGCTGGGCGGTAAGGTGGCGCACAACGGTAAAGTTGTGTTTCTGGGCGCAGAAGACAGCGCAGCGTCGATGCACAGACGCATTAACTCAATCGCTGACCCAACCTTACGCGACAGGGCGGCAGACAACCTCATTGTTGTGCCTATGCCGGACGCAGGCGGCGCGATACCGCTAATATCAGCGCACATGGGCGCTTACAGCGTCAGTCACGATTACTTAGATATTCGCAAGCAGCTGCTTGACATGGGTGACGTAGCGCTGCTGGTCATCGACCCTTTACAGGCTTTTGCTCATGCCGATATCAACACAGACCCAGCAGCTGCGCAGTTCTGGTGGTCATTGATGTCTGAGTTATGCGTGGCAATCAACGGAAACATCTTGATTAGCCACCATATGCGCAAAGAAGGCACGTTCAGCATCAGGAAGTCAATGCAGGCCCGTGAGGCAATCCGTGGCACGACAGCGCTGGTGGACGGCGCCCGGTGGGCCTATGGCCTGTGGCAGATGCCAGAAGCCGATGAAATGGTAATAGCGCAGCGCATGGGGTTTGAGCCGGGGCTTGGCAACTGCGTTATGGGCGGGGTCGTCAAGGTCAATGATGCAGCGGATGCAACAACGAGAGCGTTTATCCGTGAGGAAAATGGTCTGTTGGTAGATAGATCGATGGAAGTTGACGCGATACTTGAGGCTAGCGCAAAGCTCGATACACAGCAAATAGAAGCAATATTCGATGAGGTAGACCGCAGATGGTCCAGCGATGAGCCGTTTGCAGCTGGTAGTAACACGACCAGAAGCTTTCTTGCATACCTCAAAACCGAATACGGGATGCCGCCCCGGGCTGCAAAAGGATACATGCAAGCATGGCTTGACCAAGGATATCTGCAAAAAGCGACACACGATGCAGCAACAAAACGGCAAGGAATCAGAGTAGCGAAGCGATTGGAGGGCAGACATGTCTATTAGTCAAGGCGATGGCTCGATGCAGCAATTAATCAACAACAATCAATGCCCCAGATGCCAGACAACCATGCCCCCGGTGGATGTTCATGGTCATCTGCAATGCTCTGTTTGTCATCTGGTTATCAGCGAATGTTGCCAAGGTGAACAAGCCTGTCATTTTGATGTTTCAGACAAGTCAGGCAGCTTGAAATGACTTACGGAAATGGAACGGAAATGAACGGAAGTATTACGGAAGTAAAACCCCCATACCCCCAGGCGTTTACTTCCGCAACGCCACCTTGGCGGTTGGCGAGGCGGTGCGTAACGCTGAACCGGGAGGTATGGCGTGGCTGGTAAGTGGAGTAAAGCAAGGCAAAAGCCAAGGGATTTAGCCTATAACGCTAGAACGTCACCCGATATGTGGGGCGACCATAGAGGTAAAGCGTTAAATGCAGCTGTGCAAAGCTTGGATCAGGTTGCTCGACAGATGGAGCAGAAGTGGGGCTATGGCACGTTAGAGCGCCTTGCATCACCTGACCTTGCTGCAAAGTTTTACCGAGCAAAAGAAAATCTGCAGGCAGCCTGTGATGGCGATGACCATAACCTTGTTATTCAGAAGTGTGAGAACATGGCAAAGGGCTGGCGGTTGCTCGATAGGAAAGCAACAGAAGCAGGCTGTAAGCCGCTAGACGAGCGTGTAGTGCTTCATACGGCAGATAGTGGGCAGAAGTACGCTTTTACCAATGAAAGCGGCCTGTATAAGCTTATTGCGGATAAATACGGACCAGATGTGCGTGTCATGTCTTTTGATGAAGTCACGCGGATTATGGAGGACTGGCACAAGTCAAACACCTTGTTGAACGGTATCAAAGATGCGTTTCCCGGCAGCGAGGTAACAAAAATTAACCCAAAGTCAGACGGAAAGGATTTGTTCAATGACGAAATACCATTCTAAACCAGCGAGGCAGCTTGCGCTTGAGCAGGCAATCACCTTGACCACACAAAAACGAAATCGTGAGTATGGTGAGCCAAAAGAAAATTTTGAACGGACAGCGGCTATGTTAAACGCCTATTTAGGGAAGCGCCTTGTTGATCCCCTGGGCGCGGCTGATGTGGCAATGATGGGAATTGTGCTGAAGATGGGCAGGCTGGCAGAAAATCAGGACAGCCCGGACAGCTGGCGTGACGTCGCTGGTTATGCAGCGCTTGGTTTCGAGATTACCCACCAGCCAAAAAAACGAGGCAGGCCAATCGGCAGCCGGAACAAAAAAACAGCCTTGCCCAAGTAAGGCAAGGCTGTCAGCCGGGGCATTTATGGCCCGGCTATTGATTAAATGGCGGAAGCGGTTGAAAGGGTTTTGCCTCTTCGGCCCACACACGCAGCAACTTATAATCCCGGTCAGCTGCGTCTACATTGGCCCGGGCTACGCCATCACTTGCGCAGCCGCGCCAAGTAAAGGCAATTTCTGGGGCGTCGCCTTCTATCTCGACCCAGATGTGATGACGTTCAGTCATTGTGATCTTCATGGTCGATGGCCTGCATTTTTGTTTCTTCCATTGCTTCTTCATAACTCCATTCATCTGTAGTCATTACATGCCAACTATTGCAGTTTGGGCAGCGCTCATCTTGTTTGCTTGATTGCCAGTGATGGTTACAATTTCCACAGTCAAAACCATTCATTAACCCCTCAGCCATGATAAACCACCTTTCTGCCTTCGACATATTCAGACAGCGGAATGACAAACTCGTCCGGCTCTTCGTCCGGCTCCATTCCGCTTTTAATTTGATTGCTGCGCAATTCTTGAAAATCTGCGTTCAACTCGCGCTGCGCTTCTTCCTTTGTTTCGTAAGTGAACGGATTGCCGTCATCATCTTTTTCGCACTGCCATCCGTCGCAAATAGTGTCGAACACTCGTACAAAAGCCATTTGTGATCCTCCTATCTAATGCCGAGCGCAGCGCTAATGATAAGCGCTGCGCAAACAACCGCAAACAAGCCCAGCAGGGCCAGTATGTCAAAAATCCAACCCCACATCAACTTAATGCCTCTTGGCGCTGCTTGAGGTGCTCTTGCCAAGCAGCGTTATGCTTGTCTCGTCTTTCGCGCTGCAAAGTCTTCCACTGCTCATTATCAAATTCCCAGCTTATCTGTGCTCTTAATGCGCTGGCCATCACCCGGGACGCTTTAGCCATTATTGCCCTTATGAGCCAGTAAGCGTCTTTGGTAACCCAGTTCTCAACCTCGCAGCTTTGATAATCTAAACAGAGACACATGTTATAAATGTCTGCTGCGCTTAACTGGTGGCGTCCTACTTTTCTGGAAAGCCCGACCGCAACGTCTATAAGGTCGTCTTGTAGCATGTCTGGGCTGTCTGGATATCTGGCTTCAATACTTTCGATATTTCCCCGGGCCAGTATTTCGGCGGCCGTGTGTGCCTCCAGCGATTTATCAAAACCGCATTTTATCTCGCGGTGTTCTACCATGTTCCAGCAATGCGGGTTGTCTATATGGACGCGGCCGCTAAAAGCCCATTTGCATATTTCAGCGATATGCTCGGGTTGTACTAAATAAGCACTCATTTTGATTTCTCCATTTTATCAAGGTTGCTGCCTCGTCAGGCCCGGACCACAACGCCCGGACGACACCCAGCAGCGGACAGCTGCAGGGTGTTTCGGCTAATGTTTGTCTTTGGTTTCCACAAAATGGACATGCTGCTTCCACAGTTCCCACAGTTCAGCTTTAAGCTTTTCATCCGCGCGAATGTTGAAAATGAATTTTTCCTGTATGGTGTCCATAAAAAACTCGAACGACGCTAGCAACTTTTTTTCTTTTGTCTGCTCCATCATTGACAGCCCTTTGTAATCACATGCATCGCCTGACGCAGCTGCGGCCCGTCTAATCCGTTTTTTGATGCAACTTGGCAGGCTATATCTACCAGCGACACTGCGTCGGCCCATGTCATACGGTACTTATATTTACCTCGCCTTACGTCCTGCTCCATCATTTCAAAATCAGCGACCAGCTGGGCGTCTGTCCAAGTTTCGATTAACTGGGCGGCCGCTGCCGCTTGTGTTTGATTGTCTACCATAAGCTTCCCTGCTCCTTCGCTTTGCTGGGGGTTGTTTCACGTTCTGCGCCGGGCAGCACGTACTGGACGCCTTCGGGCGTCAACTCTTCGGTTGGTTGCGGTGCGTCAGCGTACAGCCTGCACTCGAGGCAGGCTGTATCGCTTAAACCTTCGGCTACGATAAAATCACACTCCTCGCAGCCTTCCACTGGCTTTAGATTATGATTAGCCATTAAGACGCCTCCGCATATTTTTTGCGGTATTTGCGGCCAATCTCTAAGTTTTTATGAAACTCTTTAAACCAAACAACCGTCGATTTTTTGGTTGTTACGTTTGTGCGCAGCCCTACATACTTTTGCATGAACTCGCGCTGCCCCAACAAACACCGTTCCCCGGGTTTGTAATATGCTGGGCCACGTATTGCCTCAACAATACGCGCCCGGTCCAGCCAGTCTTGCAGATTGTCATCTGTAAGATGCCCGATGTCTAAAGCCATGGTCATCTGGATAACAGTGTCCAGCGCTCTACATTCGCTGTCTGTTTCGGTCAGCTGCTTCCAATCTTTGCAGCCTTCAATATCCCAATTTATAGCCATTATGATGCCTCCCTTTTTTCGATGTTGTCTAAGTCATTAAGCGCTAGCTGGATGCGGTTGAGATAAACACGCAGCCCGTCTAATTCTGCGACAGCTGCCGGGCTAAAATTGTGATAAGCCACAATGCTAGCGAGGCGCTGCGCTGCTATCTTTGCTGTATTGGCGCTGTATTCCATTGCGCAGCCGTCGTGATTAGCGACTAACTGGGCAACTTGTGCGATAGTCAGGCCATACTGGCGCTGCTCTATTAGCTGTTTTTCTTCTGGTGTCATTTTTCCCTCACTGATACCGATGTTTAATGTCGTAGGCGGCGTCTTCATCCGCCCAGATGTCGTGGTTAACCTCATCAGGCTCCGCGCAGCACTCAACAGGCTCCGCGTAATATTCAGCCTTTTCTTCTTTTCCTTTTTTCACGGCTTTACGCAGTTCTAGAGAAATCCTTTTTAAGTCCTCAATATCTGCCGCGACCTGTTCTGGTGTGCGCTTGGCAAGCTGACGCAGAGTGTGTTTTCTGACTTTTGCGTTCATTATCTCTGCCTCCGTTGCCATATAATCTGGTCGGTGCTGTCCGAAAGCATAAAGGCGCAACCACAGCACAGCAGCGCAAGGTTGCCAGTAAGGGCAAATGCAAAAGCGTCATATGCCATGTCTGTAAAGCTCAGAAAAATAGCTGTCATAAAACAAGCAGCGCCGGACATGCCGAAAAAGAATGTTAGCGCTTTTGATATTGTGTTGAGTATCTTCATGTTTATCTCTCCGTTTACATGTTGAAACCTGTGACCAACAAAGTCACAATAATATACTGCCAGATTGTCCGTATATACACAAGACAAAAATCAACATAATCTACAAACAAGCAAAACAGCCGGATAAGCAGCACATGGCAAACATCAAAACTCGCGGACCCAGCGAGCAGCAGCAGGCATTTATTGATTACCTTGTCAACAATGTTTCGACGCCTACAGAAGCAGCGCGACAAGCAGGGTATGCTCACCCAAAACAATCTGCTTATATATTGACCCGGACACCTCACGTTATGGCGGCTGTGCGGCAGGCCAGACAAACTGTCTACCAATCCGAGCTAGCCAGTTTGTCTGTTGATACACTGAAGCGAGTGATGCGCGACGACGATGCGCCAGCCTCGGCCAAGGTTTCAGCAGCGCGAACGGCGCTCGAGCTTGCCGGAGATATAGGCAAGGCAGCTGATGATCTAACAAGCAGCAAGCAGCTGGCCGAAATGTCGCCGGATGAATTAGCCAGTCTAATAGATAAATGGGAAGGCGAACGGGCCAGCCTTGCCACCGATATAACACCACCAGCAGATAAAACGTAAGCAGCAGCATACATTTAATAGTCACAGCCGGACTATTTTATCTGTGAGGCCGACGGCCGCTGTCCCGACCCACCCCCCGGCCTGGTCGCACGACACGCTACATGTGTATTATGCCCTCGCGTACAAATTTTGTGTAAAACTCAATCTTCGAGGTGTGTTGATAGTTGTCGATTATTGCTGTACTATTTAGTCAACACATGGATTTCTTTGGCGGTTAAAGTGGTATCTCTAAGTGTTGGAAGGGGTGAGAAGCTGCCAGTCAGCCAAGGCGCTGGGTTAACGGCTAAAGGCAGGCGCAAATACAATGCGTCTACTGGCTCAAACCTCAAGCCGCCAGTTACGCAAAAGAATCCTAAAGGTAAGGCGAAAGCCCGTAAAAAGTCGTTCTGTGCTCGGATGTCCGGGATGAAGGGGCCGACAAGCAAGGACGGCAAGTTAACCAGGAAAGGCGCAGCGTTAAAGCGCTGGCGATGTAACTTAGCATGAGCCTCTATGAAAACATTAACAAAAGAAAACGGGCAGGCACTAGCCGACCAAAATCCAAATCAACGATTTCAGACAAATCTTATAAAAACATGCAGGCGGGATTTCCTAACAGCAAGAAGAACAAGGCCAAGCGCAAGCGCGGCATGGCCAAGTCTATGGGATATGCGTGATGGACAGGAGCAAAAAGCATAAAAGCCTTTCGCAGAAGCAGATGAAGATAGCCAGAGTTGCGGAGCCTCGAGATAAAATTACGGGCGCAGACTTTGCTGCGTTACGCAAAAAGCCAAATCGCAAGAAAACTATGGCCAAATCTATGGGGTATGCGTGATTTGCTGAAAGCAGATGGTTTTGATGACGCGATAATCGGGATGTGTCAGGTGCATGGTGAGCATGTTTATGCCTATGACTATGAAAAATGTATTGAAGTTTTGCAGCGTGACCAGGGTTTTTCTTACTCAGATTCAGTTGAGTACATGGATTTCAATGTTGCTGGCGCTTACGTCGGCAGGCACACGCCAGTTTTTGTTCATATAGGCGAAACGGAAGAGGATGTGATAGATGGCGCAACCCCGTGACTATTCGAGGCAGCATAATTTTAACGATTTTGCTACAACAAGCCCGGCTTCACCATTGCCAGGGCAGCAAGTCGATAATGAATTAAATGCTGTTAAGCTTACGCTTGATGATTTAAACACAAATATTGGCATTATTCAGCGCGATGACGGCAAGATCAGGAACCAGTCTGTCCACAAAGACGCCTTTGATGTTGATGCTTTAGCTCTAATTTCGTCTGGTAACTTCACTCCAAAGGGTGATTGGTCATCTGGTACTGCTTTTGCTGTTGGTGACATTGTTAATTTTAACAACGCCACTTATTATGCGACCTCTGCGCATACGTCTTCTAATGCTTTTCAAACAGATTTGAGTGCATCTAAATGGTTATTGATAGCTAATGCTGCTATTGCGAATACTGCTTCAGCGGTCGACAAGTTCGAGGGCGATGGCAACACGACAGCGTTTACACTTTCTTTTAGTTACACTGGAAATACAGATGCTTTAGTTTTTGTAAATGGCGCTTTGCGGAATCCCGGCGATGATTACACTTTATCTGGCACAACAATTACTTTTGTAACTGCACCTTCTTCTCCGTCAGTTGCTGGTAACGAGAATGTTATTATTTGGGGAACGTCTGTCGTTGTGGCAGCTGCAAAAACAGCTGCGCAGTCTGCATCGTCAAATGCCCAGGCATTTAGAGACACAGCGCAAGACTGGGCCAGCAAGGTTAACGGCGATGTTGACAGCAGCGGCGAGTATTCTTCAAAAGCTCACGCGATAGGCGGCACTGGCGTTGACACAGGCACTGGCTCTGCAAAAGACTGGGCTACAAAAACTGGCGGAACTGTAGGAAATAGCGGCGAATATTCTGCTAAACATTACGCAACAGATGCAAATGTCGGTACAGTTGCGACAAACATAACTAATGTAAATCTGGTTGGTGGGTCTATTAGTAACGTCAACACAGTAGCATCCAATATCTCAGCAATTGGCACAGCTTCCGCAAATGCAACACTAGCTGAGAACTACGCTACTAAAACAGACGGCACAGTGGAAACAAGTCCTGACCGTTACAGCTCAGAAGCACATGCTGTGGGTGGCACAGGCGTTACATCTGTTGTTGGGTCGGCCCGTGAGTGGGCCATTGGCGGTGGGTCATCACCAAACGCTACCACAGCAGTTGATAGCGGCGGCGAGTTTAGTGCAAAAGGTTATGCCGTAGGCTCTATCAATCGTGGCTCATCTGGCGCACATTCTGCAAAGGACTGGGCAAGCTATACATCTGGCACTGTGGATGGCACTTTATTTTCTGCTAAATATTATGCAGAGCAAGCGGCAGCATCAAAAACAGAGTTCAGCAATATCTATCATGGCATTTCGAGTTCTGCGCCAACAGGCTCAGAGGTTGGGGCCGGAGACCTGTGGTTCGATTCCTCCAACAGTGTTTTAAAATATTACAATAACAGTAATCAGTGGGTAGCTGTTGAATCAGGTGCAACGGCTGGCTTTAGCATCGCAATGGCGATTGCTTTATAGGAGATTAAAATGGCGCAAAACTTCCGTAGATACAAACTGACAGGGGTTGGGTCTACAGCCCAAGATATACCAGATGGTTCAGATTTTGATAGTTTTGATACTAT